TTAGACCCAGAAGTATTTAAAAAAAATATTAATACTTATTTAAGAAGGTCTTATTTAAAACAAAGTAAACTTAAAGATACTGATACTAGAATTTGTGAAATTAATAAAGATATACGTGTTATAGGAGATGAGTTTAAACCTCGTGGAATTTTTGATGAAGTAACCCCAAAAGACTTTAATAAGAAAAATGGAGTATGGCAACAAGAGGGATGGGAAAAAGTTGATACATTATCAAATGGTAAATTTAAAGTACGTAGAGATTTAACAAAAGAAGAACGAATAGACCTTGAAGAGATTGAGGATGCTGCTTATGCAATAGCAGAAACAGGTAGATTGTTTGCTAACGATATAGCCACTATGAGATTTTTTGATGATTTGTCAAAAGACAGTAGGTATGTATTATCTTCTGAAGATTATTCAAAACTTTCAAACAAAGAAAAAAATAAATTTACAATAGTTTCAAAAGATACTATAAAAGATACTGATGTTCAAAAGTTTGGTAAAATATCTGGTAAATATGTAGATAAAAGTGTTTTTAAAGATGTAGAACATATTTTTAAAATAGGAACTCAAGAAGATTTTTATAGACAACAAGGTATAAAACAAGCTATACAATTACAACAACTTTGGAAGAAGATGAAAACTTCTTACAATCCCGGTACTCACGTAGCTAATACAATGTCTAACATAATGTTATTAGATGTTGCAGCAGGTACAGATTTTAAATACGTTATAAAAGCCATAAAAGAAATGAGGAAAGGTAACGATTCTAAAATTTATAGACAGGCTAAAGTTGATGGTTTTATGGATAGTAATTTAGTATCTAAAGAATTGAACGAATATGGTTCTCAAATTGAAAGAAACTTAGTAGAGCTTCAAGGAAATTTAGGACATGTAGAATCTGGAATATGGGGTTATACTAAGAACGCCCTTAAATATGTTAAAAAACAAACTGCAGAAAGGGCAGAAAAACTTTATAGTCTTGAAGATTCGGTATTTAGAATGGCTGTTTATATGGACAGACTTGATAAAGGAGCTTCAAGAGTAGATGCTACATTAGACGCTAGGAAATTATTTGTTGATTATGATATAAATGCTCCATTAATTAAAGGTTTAAAAAATACAGCAGTTCCGTTTATTAGTTATACGTATAGAATAGTTCCTATATTAGCAGAGGCTGCTGTAAAAAATCCTATTAAATATGCTAAGTGGGCTGGTATAGCTTGGGCTGCAGATGAGATAGGTAAAGAAGCAACAGATGATACTGGTGAAGTTAATAAATTAACTATGCAAAAATATAATAACCAGAAAATGTTTGGCTTACCTTTCATGCCAAGTACAAATATAAGATTACCTTTTAACGATGAAAGAGGTCAAGCTATGTATATTAATATGGCAAGATGGGTTCCGGGAGGAGATATTTTTGAGCAAAAAAGTGGAGAAGGTTCTCAATTACCTTTTCTTCCTCAACCCTTACAGCCCGGTGGTCTCTATGTAGATGCTTGGACAAACTTTTATAATAAGATAGACCCTTTTACTGGTAAAAAAATTGAAGGAAATACACTAACTCATTTTTTAAAAAGACAACCACCTAATATTCCTTTTTTATCTATTCCTTATGTAGGAGATACTTTTGCTACTGAAAAAATAAAAAAAGCTTCTAGAGCAGACACTACATCTTTAACTAATAAATTAGTATATCAGTATGGTGAACAGTTTGGTACTGCACCATCTCCATACTCTCCACAAATGTCCCCTTGGGTAGCTATTGCTCAAGGTTTAGGTATTAAATTAAATCCTCAAGATAAAGAAATTAATAAAGCTGCAAAAGCAAATGAGTTTAACAGACAGTATAATCAATTAAACAGTGAAATAAATAAAGCTTATATAGATTGGACAAGTCAAAAAATATCTTTTGAAGAGTATGAAAAAATAGAAAAAAATAATACGGAAGAAATAATAAAAATAAGTGCAGAGTATGATTTATTAACAGAAAAAATTAGTGTTGCTGAATCTAAAGAAACTCAAACTGATTATATTAAAAAATATTATCCTTTTTATGGAAGACTTGATAAGTTTAAAGGTGGTGAAGTAGATGTACCTTACACTAAAGAAAACCCAGCAGATAGAGTTGACCCCTTTACAGGACAACCTTACTCATCACAAATGGAGGAATTAGGATTAAATGTTCTTCAAGAAAAATAATAAATTAGATATAGAACTTTGCAAAGCTGAAATAAAGCGACACGAAGGTGAAGTGTTAGAAATTTATATGGATAGTCTAGGCTATAAAACTTTAGGAGTTGGACACCTTTGCCAACCTAACGACCCTGAATATGATTGGGAAGTTGGCACACCTGTCACACAAGAAGTTGTAGATATGTATTACGAGGATGACTTTGAAAAGCACTACAAGGAAGCTATACATGTCTTTGGTAGCGAGGAAGACTTTGAAAAGTTACCAGAAGTTATACAAAGAGTGTTAGTAAACATGTGTTTTAACCTAGGAGGTTCAAGACTTTCAAAGTTTCGTAACATGTTAAAAGCTTGTAGAGAACATGATTGGGCAAAGATGGCTGTTGAAATGGAAGATAGTCGTTGGTTTAAACAGGTAGGTAGAAGAAGTATTGAATTACAAAAAATGGTATTAGGAGCCTGAAATGAAGAACATATTAAAAAACATAGTTGGAGCTGTTGCACCTACATTAGGTACTGCCTTGGGTGGACCAATGGGAGGAATGGCAGCAAACATGATAGCTGAAGTATTAGGAGTACCAAACAATCCTAAAGCTATAGAGAAAGGAATAGCCGAAGCTACCCCTGAACAAATGCTAGAACTTAAAAAAGCTGAACAAGCTTTTGAAGTTCAGATGAAAGAGTTAGATGTAGATATATTTAAATTAGAAACACAAGATACTCAAGATGCTAGAAAGAACTTTAGTAAAGATTGGACTGCACGTATTATGGGTATAGCTACAGTAGGTGGATTCTTAGGATATATATTCCTAGTTACTTTACAACCACCAGAGCAAAACTCTGAAGCTCTTATAAACTTAGTACTAGGTTATCTTGGTGGTTTAGCAAGTGCTGTTATATCTTTTTACTTTGGAGCTTCTAACTCACAGAAAGACTAATGGAACAAGTAGTAGTCTTTATTCAAGAGGTTGGGTTTCCTATAGCAGCAGCAGTAGGTCTTGGTTGGTTTATTTATAAGTTAGTCATACGTATTGTTGATGGTATGGAAGCAAAGCTAGATGCTGTTGATGAAAAAGTAGAAACACAGATAGCAGCTATAGAAGAAAGACTGGGTGTAAAGTTAGATACACAACATGGCATCTTAGTTGCTTTAATAGATAGAGTAAGAAGTCTTGATAATGAAATCATAAGACAAGATACTATGATTAAAACTATACTAGGAGTGCCACAGTTAATTGATACTGCTAAGATTTCAAAAGCTAAAAGAGATGATAAAAGAAAAGATTAAATTAGAAATACCTGTAATAACTATATTTATATTTTTATTTATAGTCAGTGTATTAGAACAACTACAATGAAACTAGATGACCTAGAACATGTACATCCTATGAAGCAGATTACAGTTGCTTCTATAGTACAAGTATTAGTATTTGGATTTATGTTATTGATGTTTTGGATAAACGATAAAATATTATGAAATTAGTACCTACATTTAAAAGTAATAAAGCCTCAAGGAACTGCAAGTTTTGTATGTTCTTTTGGTCTATGTTAATAATATTCTGGTCTGTTGGAAGTATTGCAGATGAGATAGTATTTAAATTTAAGAGTCCTAGCTTTAGTGGTATTGGTGCATCATCACATTATTTGACAATACAAAACCAAGAGTTTAATCGTAAAGAAGCATTGAAGGCAGAGATTAAAGCACTTCAAGACCAGATAGAAAGAGATAAAGAGAATACAACACTTGCAAGATTTATAAGAAATTTAGAGTCTAGAATATATGCACAATTATCTAGACAGTTAGTAGAAAATTTATTTGGTGAAACTCCAAGTGATAGTGGTGTACTAGAATTAGAGGGCAACAGAATAGAATATAGTGTTGTCGATGGAATAATAACTTTAAATATAACGGACAGTGATGGTAATACAACGACTATATCTTTGCCTGTTGGTGATTTTTATTTCTAGTTGTGCAGTATTAAATAAGAATCAAGATTTAGTATTAACACAAGATATTAAAGCTAGTTCAACATTAGACTTACAATCAGAAGAATTAAAAAACTTACCAAGTGCAAAAGCAAGACCAACTATAGCTATATACCCTAATAGCTTTAGAGACTTAACAGGTCAACGTAGAAGTAATAGTTCGTTTGCTTTGTTTAGTACAGCTATTACACAAGCTCCTGAAGCATTTTTAATTAGAGCTTTTAAACATGCAGCAGGTGGTGAATTTTTTAGAGTAGTAGAACGTGTAGGTTTAGATGACCTAACAAAAGAAAGACAGTTAATTAGAAGTACTCGTAAAGAATTTAAAGAAGATAACAAAATGAAACCTTTGCTATTTGCAGGGTTATTGGTTCAGGGAGGAGTTGTTAGTTATGAGGCTAACCTCAAATCTGGAGGTGCTGGTGCTAGATATCTAGGTATAGGTAATAGTAAACAGTATAGAGAAGATACAGTTACTATATCATTGCGATTAGTTTCTGTATCAACTGGAGAGGTGTTAATGGAAACTTTAGTTTCTAAAAGCATTATATCCACAAGTGTTTCTCAGGATGTGTTTCGTTTTATAGAAGCTGGTACAGAGCTAGTGGAAATAGAAGGAGGAGTTGCTGAGAACGAGAGTGTTTCTATAGCTTTGCAAAAAGCAATAGAGACTGGAGTATTAAATATAATATATACAGGAATAGAGAGAGGCTATTGGGAATATGAAAACATTAAAATTAATGAGCCTAGTTGTGATGACGAGTGCATCGCTACTATACGGGGCTGATAACGAAATATATGTTGACCAATCAGGTGCTACAGCTAATATAGATTTAGAGCAGTTAGGTTCAGGCAATATAATAGGTGGATTACAATCTGCTGCAGGAAGCATGACTCCACTAGATTTAGATGGTCTTAATCTGACTTTAGATATAAATCAAATAGGAAACACTAATAAATTTTTAGGCGATATTTATGGTGATTCTGTAACAGGATTTTTTGAGTTTGATGGTGATAGTAATACATTTACTATACAAGCAGACCCAACAAATACTTTTGGTATTGATAACTCTAATTATAATGTTGATGTTACTGGAGGTTCTAATACATTTACCTTAGACCATGGTACAACTGCATTAGCTGCAACATTAGATTTAGATTGGATTGTTAATGGTGACAGTAATACATTTGATTTTGATATAAACTATGATGGTGCTACTAACTATGTTGATGTAGATGGAGACGATAACACTGTAAACTTTACAGGTTCAGGATATGCAGGTGGATATTTTTATCTTGACCAAACAGGTGATAACAGAACTTTTAACATTCAACAACTGAGTACACAAGACAATGACTGGCTTAAAATTTTATCTAACGGTAATAATGGTACTGTTTGTGTCATTCAAAATGACCAAGGTACAAGCACAAGCTGTTAATATTGGAAACATAACAGAACTTAATGGAGCTGGTAGAGT